AGTATTGTCCCATTCTTTTGATTCAACTGTGTAAGTATAATCATCTCGTCCCTTACGTTTTAAAGTTATATCTAATACTCCTACATCTCCAAAGTCAAAATTCATTCTATGTATAACAAGAGATCCTCTAGTTTCAGATTGAGGTTTACCTCCCTCATCTTTTATAACATAAATTTTAGGTAGCTCTACTTCAAACTCATACTCATATCCAACAATTAAATCTGTATTAACTGCTGTAGTAGAGGAACCAGCTTCAGTAGATGTTTTCCAGTTTCCGGGTAAAGTAACTGTTTCATTAGGAGCTGTACCTGTAATAGCAGATGATGGGATATCATAACTCTTACCAGCTGCGTCACTATCAGTTGTACAGTAAGCTGTGAGTGTACGAGAACTATAAAATCCTGCACCTAAAGTAAAGGTAGTTACATCATTCGCACTATCATATGTCATATCTCCAGATGCAATCGTTTTCTTTGTATCTAAATGTATACGATTTTCATCAGGAGCGGTTCCTATCATAGGAGTTCCAGAAGTTAATTTTATGTCAAATTTTTCTAATGTATATGTAGACCCTGTATTCAATACAACATAATATTGATCATCCATCATGGTATGAAAAATAACATTATTAGGTAATGTCCATCTAAACCATGCAGATTGAGCACGTTTATTACCAGATTCATACCATTTATAACCCCATACTTCATTAGTTGCAGTATGTAATGTACTGTCTACACCAAATAATAATAGGTTATTTTCAGTTGATACAGTTACATTAGTTATTTTTTGTGGAAATAATTCTGCAATAATTTTACTTTGTTCTACAACTGTAGGTTCATTTCTGGTAGTAACTTCTGCTACTTCATAAAATCTAGCTTCTCTTGCTGTACTATTTAAGAATCCTATAGTAGTTCCTAAAGACACAGGGTTAGTGTCAGGGTTGAAAGCGTAAGATGATGCATACGTTATTTTAGCTGTCTCAGGAGTAAGCAAAGCTTCAGCTCCAGAACTCAGCAAGAACTGTTCACTAGCACTAAAGACAACTAAACCCCCAGCATTTTCAACAGCATCATATAATTTAGTAGGAAATGTAGAACTAGATTGTAAATCAATAGGATCTGCGTTAGAAATTGCCATCGCAGTTTTTACCCAAAAATTATAGAAATCGTTTACTCTAGATAATATAATATTCTCTGCACTAAGCAGACCTATTCTATTCCTAAAGAAGATCATTTTTTGGATAGGGTTACCTACAAACGAAGGAGGACTATTTGTTACGTCATCACCTACGTCACGTTGACCCCAATCTGGATAGCCAAATTGAAATGCACCGTTAGAATAAGTTTGAGCTGATCCACCATTAATAGCAAATGTCCCAGGATTGACTCTAACGAGCTTCAGAGGCATCGTATCGTTGTCAAAGGTAGTTGTTATGCCGGGAGCTGCTACCTCTTCCCACACGCCCTCTCCGAAGCGACAGGGATGAACTGTGACATTACCACTAGTTGTACCTGAGGAAGCATCTGTTACAGTAAATGTATTAGCGTCGGCAACACTTGTTATAGTATAGAAATTGTCACTACCGTTACCACTTGTAAAATCAAGTATAACCTGACTACCATTAGCTAGTCCATGGTTTGCAGATGTAACTGTTACTGTACTACCTGATCTAGCATATGTAGCTTTTTGTACTATATCTGCTGCAACACCTTCAGCTTGGAAGCGAAGGTAATAATCATCTACATCTTCACCACTATTAACAATACGTACTGTATAACCATGACGACATACACGAGGTAAGTCAGCTATATTATTAGCTTCAGTTGTAGTAACAGTCATTAATTGTTTTTCTGGTGATGTTACACCAAAAGGAGTGGCTCTGTATAAATGTATACCATTACCTACAATAGTTGCTGTAATACCTGTACCACTTATAGCATCTAAAGCTGTTTTTAAATCTCCTAATATACCACCAGAAGACACATGTTCGTCAGCACTAGATGATGTAGGAGCTGGGCGTACCATTGCTATATTAGCTCTAGATATAATGTTTACATGGCTTTTAACTGTAATAGTAGTAGTTACACCTTTTGCTGATGTATACTGATGTGTATCATTTGTAGTCCAACCTTCACCACCAAACTGTAGTTTTACATAAGGTTGATATGTATCATGATAATTATCAACAGCTTCACCACCAGTATGATCACTATCTACCTGTGGTGTACAACGAGTATCCACTTCATATCGAAGGTTACTCTTTCCACCTGAACTTGCGTTAGGAGGTGAAGTAGATCCTATAGCTGTACCTGTACTAATATTTACAACTTCTCTACCTGCTCCTTTACAGTCACCATTACTTACACCACTATAGTTATTTATATCAGCAACTGTTATTCCTGTAGCTCTAGTGTGGGAAGTAGTAGCATTACTAGAAGGATCATATATATCTAACGCATACTGTTTACCATAAGATATAGTATCTAAAGAAATAAATGCTTCGTTTAATTGAGGTGCAGATTTTTGTGAAGCATCAGTTAACATTGCTACATCTTTTCTTCTGTTACAAAAGAATGTAGTTTCGTTAATTGTCATTACCTGTATATCAGAAGATTTTTCATCTGATAATGCAGTATTATCTAAGTAAGTAGCTTTATTTGTACCAGCTACATTAGCATAATCAACTGGTATAACAGCACCATCACTACATCTCCAGACAGTAACTGTACCGTCAGCTGCACATTGACCAATATACTGTTCATCACTTTGCGTATATATGTTAAACCATTTAGCGTTAGCTGCGGTAGATGGAGAAATTGCACTTACTAATTGACTTCCCGGACGTTTGATAAGCTGTCTTACTACGTCAGGAACGCCGTTAACTAAGTCTACTACTTGTCCCGGAACTTTTTTTTCGTCCGGTTGTGTAGACATACCTAATACATAATTAGGAACTTTTTGTGTAACACTTGCCATTAGCGTCTTAGCATTTGATAAGGTTTATAAGATTGGTATGCAGACTCATCTGGCCATCCCATAAAGTTATGGTCACCTTGATTGCATTCGTATTCCATACATGTTCCTCTAGCTTGAGATTCAAAAGTTTGCATCATCTTTAGAAGTTGAGCATTAGAAACTAATTGTACTGCAGCTCTACCGCAAGCTTTATATATAATATATCTTTGGAACGGAGCTGGTATATCTTCAAAGTTTAAAAGTCTAACATAGTTAAAATAAAAGTAATCATCATCAGGAAATTCAAATGTATGATTGACTCTATCATATACTTTCCATAGTCCATCTGAATCTTTTCTTCTAACAAAATCTCTAGTTTTATCCCATCCATCTTCCATGTCTATACGCATAACATCGGAAGGTATTATAAATTTATTGTCGCTAGTTTTACTAGAGTTTTTAATATGATATTCTAAATTAAAAGTCCACCCTTCAGCTTGTACATCTTGATTAGATTCTTTTAATAGGTTGTATACAAATGATACCTCTGGATTGGTAAAGTCTAATTGAGATATAGGAGACTGACCTATGCTACCCAAGATTGAGTTAACTGCGGATAGTTCGGTATCGAGTGTTGTAGTTGTGGTAGTCATAGGTTAAGAATTATGAATAAAAAAAAGGGAGGTCGTGAAACCCCCCTTTATAAGATTAAATGATCTGTGCCGCTACAACTGCACAGGTATCAGTTGTTCCTGATGACCCGACTGTTGCATAAGCTAGTCTTAAGTTTTTAGTTGTTGATGCAACGGCTGATGAGCCGCCAGCGGGAACAACTGTACCGCTTGTATCTGAGACGGAAACACGTGTTTCTGTTCCTTGACAGGAACCGTATTCACCGACTGCTGTTGGAGCTGCCATAATATTATATTGTTAAGAAACTGTTCCTATGTTAGCAGGACTTAAATGCTTCCTACCATACTCTAAAGGAGTAGGAGGATTAATGGTAATGGATTTATCTACTGTACCAATACCACTTTCAGTTGCTGTAGTCCCTTTAACTCTAGTAATAGTTGTAGATGTTCCGGGATTTAAAGACATGATTAACTACGTGCTGAAGTTAGTTCGATTGCACCTGCTGGGTTAAGTGTTCCTACACCCATAGCAAGTCTACCAACCATAACGTCACCTTGGTATAAAACAGAAACGTCTCCGCCTGTTACTTGAACCTGAGGTCCAACTGCTTCTACAATACCTGCAGCATCTCTTTGATAGATAAGTCCGCAATGAGTTGAGAAGTCACCAGAGTAATCGTTGTTCTCACCAGACACAGCGTTAACTGAACCTGCTAAGAATGGTAAGTTGTTTGAACGCTTGATTGAGATACCAGCAATTTCAACTAGACCTTCACCAGAGTTTAGGTTACCTTGATTGTTACCATAGTCTCTGTTTAAGATGTTAGAAGAAACCTGTGATACCAAGGCATAGTATTGTCTTGGATTCAAGATTGCTGTACGTCCAGTCTTTGGAAGATTTTTTTCGTCAAGAACTGCAGCTGCTTCAAAGAAAGCATCAACAAGTGCTTGTGCGTTATATTCCTTAGTTACACCTAGTTCGATCTGTGTACC